AGCATCGGAGCAACAGGCGCAGTGGTCGGCATCACAGGAGCAGACATGCTCGACATGAAACTCTTAAACTGCGCTCGTTGTGCTGGATTAGTCCTAACGTCTAACGCTTGTGGCTGTGGTTGCGCCGCCTGCGGCGGTGCCATCGGCCCCATGAAGTTCGCCATGCCCATCCCCTACGGAAAATACATGGAGCCAATGATAGGTCATTCTTCAAACTTTGACAACAGATACTCAAGTTCCTTCTTCGACTGCTGCAAAACCTTGTCCATTTGAGCGTCCGTACCCTCCATGCCGCTCAACGCATCACATAGCCTGCCTATACGCTCACGATCAAATGATGTCAGACTCTTGTCAGGGTTCAACGCAACACGAAATACACCGTCAGACTTGCTGTACTCCATCCAACGCACAGCTAACTCAGCAGAACGCGGAATGCTCTGCTCGCCCTTTTCATAATAACAATACATACGATGGCTCACACCCAAAGCACGAGCCATCGCCGTTTGTGTCATGCTCAACGACTTGCGCTTGTCCACAAGCATCTTGCCGCTCCACATGCTGTATGAGTCCTTAGCCTTGTGCATCCTCAACCTCCGCCAACATGCCAGCGTCCATCATGTCGGCTGTGAAGTGATCAATGTTGTCAAACCTCATAGGCCTGCCGCTCCAATCGCATGCAGACAACGCCGCCGTGCGAAGGAACGAGTGATCGTCAGGAAACGCCCACTTCGACCTTGACTTCCATACATCCAAGAACGCAGAAGCGTCCTCTGCTGTAAATTCTATAGGATCTTCGCTGATCCTTAACTCAAACTTCTTCATTACACCCTCCTCTTGGTTGTAGACATAAATGTAATGCAAAGGTTGCAAGAAGTCCATGGAAAAATGTTATAAAATTTTTTTGCAAAATTTTTAGGGGGGGGGTATTTGCGCGAAATCCGGCGGTTGTTTGTGGGGAACTTGGCGCAAAGCGCCTGCTTGTCAACATTTTTTTTTGGGGGGGGTGGCATATCCCCCCCGACCCCGATACCGAAAAACGCAATAGGCCATAGGGTACCTAAGCGGCAATGCCAATAGCGGCGATCTAAGCGCCACTGAACCCGTACAATTGTACTGGTGCTACACACCCACCAGACAAAAAGAAAGGCCGCCAGCGGCGGCCTTGTCTCGGATTGCGCTTGGTTAGTCTATGACAGACTAGCGCGGCGCTGGTTGAAATATTCAAAAGTCAGATCATCAATGCCTGCCCATATTGAGGTAACGCCTATTCTGTTTTCAGGATAAAGCGCAACGCCACCAGCAACCTGCGTTGTGACTTGCTGCAATACCTCATAACCATTCAGATCGTGTTCGCCGTTTGATGACCCATAACGATGACCAAATGTCTGTTGCGTATGGCAGACGATTGCAGCATCACCATGTGACCGCCGCATTTCGGAAACACGGGCGCGGATTGTATCGGCAGACCATCCAGTAGCATTCATGATCTGTTGTGTAGTCGCGCCACCATCACGGCGAATGGTTGCCCACATAACGCCAATGCGTGACCCGTTGCGGTATGGCATTTCTGGCGTTTCTACTGTTGTTTCCGCTGGCGACACATAATCCAGACGCTGCCCGTCACTATGCCTAAACATGCCGTCAATCAAAACGCACCATGCGTCAAGCTTGGCGATATCCAATGTGGCCTGATGCTGGCGAAATTCCATGGTCTGATGAGTTGACCATGTGTTGAGCGATACCGCGCTGAATTTACCGCCAAGAATATTATTCATGTGGGAAATGCTATCGGCATTGGCGAATTCATTGGCATGTGTTCCACCAAAAGAAACACGGCGAATACAGCGACAAAAGCGAGAAACATCTGAAATATCACTGTCACGGCGCGATGGTGCCAAAATGCCGTCAATATCTGTGTGGTGCGTTGCATAGCGTTGGATAACATCACGCGCCAATGCAATTGGCATAATGTCATGACACTGGTTATCGGCAGGCATGAAATAGGCGTTGCGGTCACGCATTAATTGTTTTGATTGCAGCCAAAAATCACGGGGCGAAATATCTTTCACGGCACGATTGCCTACATGTACATGTAAGCCGCAACCACGTTTTGATACCTTGCCACCATTGTTTTCGACAAATTGCAAAACAGCGGCGATATCCTCTTTCACGCCGCCAGCCATATGCAACGGCATTGGTGGGAAAACCAATTCAACATCAACATTTGGTGAGGCGTCCGTTTTAACCTGCACAAAATCAAAACCGGCATTGTGGATCATGTCACGCCACTCTGAAACAGAAGTATATTGTCCACGCGCATTGTGAAATTCAATCTCAATGCCGCCAGTCAGAAAACTTGTGTTTGTAAAGTAAGTCATTGTTTTTACTACCTTTTTTTCAGTTTTGTAGACGCACCATTGCGCCAGTCCCTAAAACTAGCACGCAATCATTGCAGATTGCAAGCCATATAAAGCACAATTGTACTGTTTTTTTCAGCTCACAATGTAGACGTTTCAGGATCTGAAAATATTGAGCTGGAAAAAATAAAAATCGCGCTGCGTTGCATTGAGTAAACAATGCTTACCTTTTATCAATCCGCCAAAAAGTATCATATGGTACAAATACAAACACGAACAATTATACGGGTTAAACCCCGGCCCCGAACCCGACCCGAAAACCCGACACAAAAAAAGGGCCGGAACCTGAAGCCCCGACCCGATTAACCCGAACAATTTACTATATCCATACTGTATCCCGATCCTCCCCGATGTATGTTGTGTAATCACGAGCGTTGTATAGCTCCGATTCGTCCAGCCCGAAGTCCCGATAACCATCAAGTATTGTCTTGAAGTATAACGGATTCGGATCACGATACCCGCCGCTGTTCATACGGTAGGTCATCATCCCGTTGATCATTACCTGACGATACAGCCCCGAACCTACACCCTCGTATCTGTCGAGAGCGATCTCGTCTTCTGGACCGATCTCCCATATACCGACAGGCAACAAGTCTTCAGGCTCCCCGATCTCAATGTCTGCAACACCCCGGAAGACCAAACGCCAGCCCGGAAAATAAGCAGACCCCAACGGCGTGGCCGTTGGAGTTCGGTGGGTCATTTGAGCAACGTTCAAATTCGACCCATAAGCAAAATATAGCCGCCTCATTTTTACCTCCATTCGTTCACGACTTCCTCACCCACGATGTAAGCATACATATTCACTAGCTTTTCTGGGTCAGATAAGTCTGTTGTCACTTCACCAAAGTTGTCTTGCTCGTAGGTCTTGATGGCATCAATGATGTCAAAGACTTTATCGCCCATCCATTCTTTGGCCTTGTACGTTCCAATGATGTAGTAATCCATGTTGAAAGCGTGGTGATGCCAGTCGTCCTTGTTAGCTTGTAGCCACTCAGCGTCCTGCTCTTCCATCCACTCAACAAAATGCTCTTTGATCTCTTGATACTTGTACATTGTCTTTACCCTTTTCTGGTTTCGATAGATATATAAATAGCAATCATTGCAATCAGTGTCAACAATAAAAAGCACAAAAAAAGTTTTTTTTTGCAGCCGTGCTACAACCTTCAGCGCTCGGAAGTAGCACGAACAATTGTACTGGTTTTGAGCTACGGACAAAAAAATACCCGGCTTCCGCCGGGTGAGTCTCAGTGATTTGTTCTGGTTAGATTCGCTTCCACCTCATCCAGACTCCCGTAGCCATCATACCGACTCCGATCATCAGCAGCCCGATGTGAATCCAGAAGGCTTGAAAGCTGTGAGGCATTGGCTCTAGCCCCGACATCAACAACACGAGGACGAAGCCGAGTCCAGTCACTAAATCTCCCTTAGTCATTTCTACGCCTCCACTTAATGCGCTTGATGATTGTGCGAATGTTGTCCGTATTCGTAAGTCTCTTGTTGGCATACTTGCCAATAATTGCGTCTACACTCATGCCTTTTACAATATCTTGTTCGATTCTTTTTTCCATTGTTTTTACCCTTCTTTGTTTAACTTACCTATTATATATAGCAATCATTGCCAGGTGAGTCAACAAGAAAAATACATTTTTTTTCGTCATACAGATTATCCTCAACAGCTTCTTCTTGTTTCCCCAACGCCTAGATTGCCTCTGCTGTCTATCCGCAAGACGAACAATTGTACTGGTTTTACCACTGGCACACAAAACACAGCAGTTAGTTACAACTGGTAGCAACAACACAGCAGTTGGACAAAGCATTGGCAGGCAACACCACTGGTACATAAAACACTGCTGTTGGACCCGAACAATTGTACGGGTTTTCCCGAAGCCCGAAGACCCCGAACAAAAAAAATCCCCGGCAGCATAGCCACCGGGGCAGGTTCTCTAGGGAGGAAGCCCGATCATGGCCCGACCCCGAAGGCCGAGTCAAGCCCGAACCCGAAGCCCGAACCCCGAAGACCATCCCGAACCCGAACAATTCTACTGGAACCCCCAGACTCCGCCTCCTCCCCCCGCCCAAGGCGCACGAGGGGAGTTAACGAACTCTCAGTTATCCGACACTATATCTTGTGACTCATGCTCTATTGCTTCCACATCTGGTGTTACGTTACGCATACGGCCCTCTGCGAGCCGCTTGAAGTCCTCCAGTTTCTGCGCGATTTCTTCTTTTGTGGACGCTGTGATGTCCTCTTTGAGAACGTGCTGCTTGTTGATAAGTAGTCCCGCAGCCTTCAAGCGCAGCTCTTCAGCCCGAATAGCTTCGCTAAATTTGCCCATCTCCCACGCTT